CCCTGTTACTTTAGGTCTTGGTGGTACATCAGTAGATTCTGCTTTAGTCTTAGCAGGTGCAGGTTTTGTTCTGGGCTGGTCAACTTTCATATCTACCTTCGCATCAGAAGGTAAAGGTTTTATCCGGGTATTAGGAGCGCGTTCTACTTCCGTAGCAAAACCCGGCTTTTCTTTTGTTACTGTAACGCGAGACTTTGAATCCCGACGTTTACCACTTGGAGTAGAAGCGGTTGCCCCTCTTCTTTTTTTCTTTTTAAGCTTCCTGTCTTCGCGTCTTTTCTGCCATCTATCTCTTAAAGCCATAAATAACTCCCTACCTCATCTTACAGGGGCGTACACCCCGTTGAGCTATACCTACACCGCGAACTTTGCCACCTTTTGCGTAACCTTTAGGTTCACCCATTCGACGTTTCACCCGCGACAGCCTTTTCTTTATCCTCTTCTTCCTACCTTCTCCTATAGAATCAGAAGCAAGACGTTCTTCCATCCTTGCGGCTCTACGCTCTCGGAAAGACTTTTTCTTTGTGTCTTTCTTCGCATCCTTCTTTGGCTTCGCTTTCTCTACCGCAGAACCATCAGCTCGCTTTAACCCAAGGGCTTTATTATAAGCGTCTCGTTTACTTAGCTTTGGATCTAAATCTTCTTTGAAAAGAGCGGCTTTCTTCTTACCATCCTTACCTATGTAATAATTCTCTCCGGCTGCTTTAGCCGCCGCAATAGTCTTATAGTTTTTCCATGAGTCCTTACGGTGTCGGTCTTCATGACCTTTAACACGGGGTTTTGGATCAATTTTAGGTACAGGTACGGCTTTTGCCATAGCATCATCCATACGATCTTTCTTAGCTTGCGCCATAGACCTAGCACCTACTTTAGGTGGTGTAATCCTACCCTCCCCAATACCCGCCATTGACGCGGCTGAATCTGGACGCCAATTCAAATCGCCTAATTCCTTATCAGTAAGTTTAGGTACTTGTACTTTAGAAAGATCACGGTATTTAGATTGTGCCATTATATTCTCCTACGCGTGGAACGCGGTCATGGTAGTAAACGTGGATTGCGTATACTGTATATAGACCCCGCTCGTAAACAAAATACCTTCTTCTGGAACAGTAATATCCCGTGTAACCGTCGCACTTGCCACAGTCCCTACTTTCATAGTGCTTGTTCCAGTAGGAGAGGTTGTTAAGAAATCAACAGTTCCAGCAGTACCGGAATTAACGATATAGGCTCCTTTCAACCTAGACCTCCCCGCAAAAATAACATCTGCGGCGGAATTATTGATCCCTGCTGAGACATTCCCCGCTGGATCACCTACCGCTGCAATAGCAGTGACAGTTTTAAAATACTTTGACCCAGTAGCAGTCCCTGCATTTGCGCCAGTAATTGATTCAGTTTGAGAATCCCCATTTACGTCCGTTCCTGTAACCGTAAAAGAAATACCTGAATCATCACCTGCGGATAAAATAGTTACGACACGCCCGGAATCAAAGGTACAGCTACCACCAGAAGCAAGTGCGCCACCAATCGTTAAACTAGCGTCTTCACCTACAGCGGCAGCGGCTGATATACCGTCTGCATCCAAGGCTTGTGTATCGGCGGTTATAAATACCGCGTTTACATCTGAATAGCCCATAAATCACTCCTTGCTATAAAACAATCCTTACTCAAACGGTGTAGCTAACGTGCCATCACCATGAAGGAATGCTTCACAATGCCAAACGGCAGCGGTGGTCGCTTTAAGACGAATAATACCGCCAACCAACCATCCTTGGGCAGCAGCGCCTAAATCGATTGTATCGTCATCGCTTGCGTCAGGAATAAAAGTGTTAGTGTCGCCAGCGGTTGCAGGATCAAAAAGTTGAGCAAAACCAGAAAATAAATCGCTGGTGTTGTCTGTATTGATCTGACCCGCGCCAGTAAATGTTGTACCAACTATAAAAGTATAGTGTAGTCCGGCGGCTGCGGTAGGTAATGTTACAACAATACCCGCTGCTCGGTTTAATGTGAACACTGCACCGGATTGAGTTGATTCTACTGAATAGGTAGCATCTTCAATCGAAACAACATTGTCATAAGCCGATACATATCCAGTAGTGGTAACATTACCGCTAGTATCAATATCGAGATTAGTTGTAATTGCTCCTGTACCGGAAGCTTTACTGATTTGTTCAAACCCATTCTCTGAACGGACTGGGCCGTTAAAAGTAGTATTCGCCATGTTTGTCTCCTGTCTTGGCTAGTGTCAGCTACATTATGTAACTGTCAGGGCAAATCCGATCTTATACCAAAAAAAAGGGGGTAACAAGTACCCCCATCTTCGATTTGCGTATTACGCTCCGGGCGATCCATAAATTCCAAGCGGATCACTTACCCCAAACGAGTATCGCTCTCTGGCCTTGTAACGACTGTTACCCGTATCAAAGTCAGCATCCATAGATGTAGACATTGCTGTACGAGTAAAGTGCTTCAAGCCATTAGGTACGTCAGTCATAACGAACCACGCATCAGTATCGGTAAGATAATGATTTACCGCATAGCCTTCCGGTATTGAACCGTTGCTACGCATTGCGTTGATGTCGTTATCTGCTGTACCGACTCGACCCTCAGTTTCCAACAACCGTGTTGCAACGAATTGCAGTGCGGGTGGGATAATGAGTTTCTTAGGCCGAGCAGCAATAAGGAGACTACGCTCATCAGTCCAACCTGCTATTGATATAACAGCCGCTTCCAAAGAAGTTTCGTTAAGGTCAGCAGCGGTGCTAGGACGGTTAGAGTTAGTACCTCCAGATACTAGTGGGTGGGCAGTCGAACACAAAGTCTGACCATCACCATAGGTAGTACCAGCAGCAAAGGCGTTGTTCAAAATTGAAGCACCTTTAACTTGTTTGGTATATGCCATAGCGCGAGCCAATGCTTTGGTATAACGAGACGATAGCGAGTCATAAAGGTTATCTTCGATAGCCTCTTCAGTAACACTGAAACCCATTGCTATTGTTTCGTGGTTATACCTAGCAGTCCATGCTTCCTGTGCATTGTCATATTCGATGGCAGAGCCTTCGTTTTTAACAGGTGCAGCAGAGAAACCGGACAGTTTGGTTTCTTCTTCAAAAGAACGATCAGAAGATTCAGTTTCAAAAATCTCCTTCGTCTCTTCCCCATATTTAGCGTACTCCAGTCCAAACAGAGCGTTCAGTCCGGGTAGGAGTTCCTTTAATAGTTGGGCGCGAGAAATAGCCATATTAAATTACTCCTAAACGCCAGTAGCGTTATAATACTGGTGATCGCCAAAGTTCCACTTAACGATGAACTCAACGTAAGTGTCTGCCGCAGTAGCAGTGTCTGTAACTACATCAACAACCCTGATGGGAAGCGTAGCAGTAGTCGCAGCCGAGCTACCAAGAATAGCAACTTTGGAATTACCCGTAACACTTGATCCAGTATTCTGAACCAGCGATACGTTATTGTTTACGATAGTACGTCCGTAACCTGCTACAGTCGTCGTACCTGATACCGCAGCTACTTTAAATAGTGCGTCAGGATCATCACATACGTAAGCCATAATATCACTTGCAACAGTGCTTGCAGTGTAAGATTGCTTAAATGTAAGTTGACTAGTAGAAGGATCAGTGTACGTACACCCAAGAAAAACCCCAATAGGAGTGGCAGTAGTTGTGCCAGAGTCAATGTTCAGAGTACCGTCACTTGCGTACTTAACAACATCGCCATAATAAATAGCAGTGCCGTAGTTGGAAGCGATTTTCATCTGACGAGTAGACCCAGCAAACACTTGCCCACCGATTAAATTAACCGGCTTTAGTCCGTAAGGGGCATCAACAGTAGGATATGCCATAATTAACCTCTAAAAACTAAAATGTTTAATTGCCTTGTCCGAAAGTAACCTTCGATTGCCTATCATTAAATAACGGCATACGAGGATCATTTTCGCGCATTAGGTTGTTGTCCACAGAGGCCATTTGAGATTGTGTTTGGTTTTCAAAATGTTCAGTACGTTCTTCAACCAATTCTCTCGGAGCCTTACAAAGCATCAATCCACCAATCACAACATTATCTGCAAAGCGTTCCTGCTCTACAGTAACCATTGTAATCTCTGGGTGATCCTTTGCTAAACAGGGTTCCCAACCTTCACGTATTTTAGAAGAAACATTAGTAGCATCGACTAACCCTTGTGTGCTAACACGAACCCAATGAAATTCATATCCATCTTGTGGCGTAGGTGATGGTAACGTCTCTGGACGCTGCCAAGCTCGCTTTCGGACAGCCTTTTCACGGGTGGTCTGCTCACGATTCAGTTTGTTCTCAGCCATTTTGTCTCCTCTCTTCAAGTGCAGCCTGTTTGGCGTATTCTTCTAACGGGACTCCAAGCCTATTGGCGAGGGCCACTTGTGTTTGCGTTAACTTCACCTTTTTAGGTGCTGTGCTCCGCGTAGCGGGTGCAACCACGTTAGATCGTCGCTTCGGTCTTTCAACTTCCGGTTCGTCATTTCCTCCAAAATAATCTGGATAAAACTTCCGCATACGGGCATTAATTGCCTCGTAGTATTCTTCACTCTGCGGGCTTACGCTATCTCTTACCAAGCTTTGATGCACAGCAAGAGCGACATCCCGCATTTCCTTATTATCCTTAAACCAAGGGTTAGATTCTACCCAAGCCTCAACTTTAGGATCACTAGGATTAGATTGTGGTTTTACAGGAGTTTCTTCTTCCTGTAAAGGGGTAAACTCAAAGTCATCTAACTTATCTGCGCGTAATTTAGCGTTAGTTAATCGCTCTTGAGCGTCAACAACACGATCTGTGTCCCCCGCTTCATACGCATCTTTATACTCCTGCTTTGACTGTTCAAGCTCTGCACTTATCGTTTGCTTTGCTTGTTCAAGTAACGCCTCTTGATTTTTATTTACATTACCTCGTAGCTCTTTATTCTCATCCACTAATGTTTGAGTATAACGCTCTAGTTCATCTTTCTCCCGTTGGGCAGATTCTTTAGCGCGGCGTTCATCATGGTAGCCTTTGTTAAAATGCTTAATCCTTTTACGGACTTTTTCAGAATACTGATCTAATTCTTCTTGCGTAACCTCTTCAGGTGGTTCGGAAGGTTTACGATTTCGATCTGCTCTAGGGGTGTCATCTACCACCTCTATATCTACAGCCTCTTCAACCGGTTCTTCTTTTGCTTCAGGGGGCTTACCTGAAATGTCTACTTCGATAGCACCGGAGTCTTCTATTTCTATATCTGTGTTCACCGATTCTTTCTCTTCGTCATCTGGAAATGAATATTCTACTTTTTGAAACGCCATGTTTTACCTCCTATGCTCTTTGTACACCACGAGGATCAGTTACTACTGCCTCTATGGAGTCATCATTCATTAAACGGTATTCCTGCCCACCTACGGTAAACCGTGTACCCGTATTAGCGCGAAACATAACATAATCACCTTGTTTACACCACGGCCCAGAAGGGAATCTTTCTTTGTCCCCATAGGCTTCATTTCCCATATCTATCACAAGCCCTATTATGGACATAATGTACTCGTGATGCTTGGTTGTATTTGCCTTTATCAAATCAGAACCATCAAAAGTGTCTTCAATATTAGGGAGTGCTACTAACACCCTATAACCTACAGGTTTTGGTAATTGTTCCTCAAACTCCTGCTCCATTGTCTCCACTGATTTTGCTGCTTTAGCCATCGTCATCTTCCAAATAATTGCGCGAGAGGTCGTCTATGTATCCTAAACAGGTTTGTAGACCCCGAATTAAACCTGTTACTTCTGAGTACTGGGAGTAGTCTTTAGCTCCCCCACCACCAAGAAATTCTAATGCAGAGGCTTTATCTTCCTCGATTTTTTCTTTAAGCACGTCAAAGACGGTTTTAGCCATAAATTATTTATCCTTTTTGTTCTCTTTAATAGTCTTAAGTAGATCCAAATCTAATTGAGTACTATCCTTCCTACGACTCGCAGCTAACCTAGCCCCTTCTTTCTGGGCATCTATTTGTAGCTCTTGTTTATCAATTTCTAGACGTTCTGCATCTATAACTGCGTCTGCTTGGTCTTTCTGGGCCTTTCTTTGAAGATCTGCGGTCTTCAATTGTACATCCGCTTTATCTTTCTCAGCTTTACGTTGCGCTTCCTGCCCCTTAAGCTGCAATTCGGCCTGTTTCATCTGCACCATAGGGTCTTGCATTTGCTGCTGTATTTGCTGCTGCGCCGCTTGTTGCTGATTCTCCTGAGATACCTGCGCTCCAGCCTGTGCTATTACACGGGCCAAATTCACTTCCATTTCTTCAGATAGTTCAGCATTAGGTGCTGGTAAGGGTGCCCCAAGCTTCTCTTCAACCTTCTTACGGTATTCAAACCCAGTATGTTCTGCTATATGGGCTTGTAATGCGGCCATTATAGACTGAGCTTGCGGGTTCTGACCTATAGACTGAGCGACCATAGGATCTTGTATAAACGCCTGATGAGCTGCGATATGGGCCTCATGGTCTTGATATATGAACGCTTTCATCGGTTTCCCAACTAACGCATCCATATTCTCACTTACAGGATCTGTAGGTTTTGCATCATCCTTTGTTGGAACAAGTTTATCTGCGTTCTTAACCCCTAATACCTCAATCATTTGCCTGTGTAATTGGGGTAAATTATAGATTTGAGGGGCGGCTTGTGACATTTGAAGAACTGCTTGGTACTGCACTACCCGTTGAGCCATTGTAGAACTATTCGGGTCACTAACGGGTATTACATCAACTAACGCATAATCGGCCTGTCTTGCGGTTACTTCTCCACGTATCGGTTCATACCCGTATTCCGCAGGGGCGTATTCAGCTACTATCGCTTTAAGTAGCCTAAACTCTTGCTTCATGGCGTAGTGAACCCGTGCCTGTACCGCTGCCATAGGTTTGAGGGTGCGTTCTAACAGGGCTAGAGTCGTACCTACCGGCGCATTAGCTGACATATCAGAGATATTCATGTCACTAATCGCCCCTAATCGCCTACCTTCTGAAGTAATCTGATCTAAGAGCTGTAACAAAGTCTGACTAGGTTCTTTATAAGGAAGGGGCATGATATTGTCGCGGATACTTCCTGACGGGACATCCACATCCTTAAATTCACCCGGCTCTATCGGGGTATCATCCCCTTTGATCCGCAATCCACGGGCCTTTAAACCGCCCGGAAGATTAGAAAGTGTCCCTGCATCCACCAATTGTCGTATAATGGAGGTTCCCGCTTTCGCATACCCCCCTATTATATGTATCAACCCGAGTCCATAGAACCCAAATCCGGGTACATAGACATAATGTACGAAATGCTGACGCTTAAGTGTTAACTCATCATCAGGGTTCCAGTTTCTTCTTATCGATAAGACCTCATCAGAACCTCGTTCTATCGTAACTACATAAGGTTTAGCAATACCGTCTTCTGAATCATCTAGCTCTTCGATAATTAAATCAGCGTGTACCTCATATATCGCAAACCGATCATCGTCCGTAAGAGAAAACCCATCTTCTTCCGCTTTACGTTTCTCTATATCTGTATGAAAAGGTTGAGGCTCCCCAAGCTCAATATCCCTGTAGAACCCATTAACCTGAAGTTTTTTCAACTCATTCTTGGTCTTACGCATAATGTGCGTAACACGTTCTGCTGTCTCGATATGGGACGCCCCATAAGGAACTATCACATCTTCTGCGGGTATATAGATGGCAACCTGCCTTCCCATATTCGGATCGAAATAAACCTTCTTAAATGCCGATCCCGCTAACCCAAGGCTATATAACAGCCGTTCATGTTCGGGGCGGTACTCCACCATGCGATCTGTCAATTCATGGTTCATATCCGCTTTTACACGGTCTGCGGCGTCTTCTTTATCTCTAGTCTCTTCCCCTAGTATCTTAACCCTAACAGGGCCAGCCGCAGGGAAAGTTTCACTCATTGTTTCTGCTTGGAAACGAATAGCAGCTTCTGCTAAAACTGTAGAATAAACCCCACAGGCTCCTTCCCAAGGTTCATTACGCTCTTCATACTTAAACCCAAGTACATCTAACCCTTTAACAAATGTATCTGCCCAGTCTTTTCGGCTATCTATATCTCCGTCTATCTGCCCCATAAGTTCTTGAGACAATTCGTTAAGTGCGCCTTCATCCAATACTTCGGCTAAATTTGTATGGAAATCCCCTGCATCAAGTATCTCTACATCAGGTACTATTGTGATCTCAACACTACCGTCATCAAGTGTTACCATCTCAGGGTTAACTACCTCGATTTCTAATCCCACACTCTCTTCAGTCAGTAATTCATCATCTAAACCTTCTGGAGCTGCATATACACTTTTTTCAATCGCCATAGTTATATCCTCAAATTAGCCTTACACGCCCGCCTTCACGATAATTTTCAGGAGTGTCTGTTGTTTCTTCCCTTTTCTGCCGTCTTTCCTGCCACCTTTTAAAAAACCCCCCTTCTGGGCTTTCAATATCCTTCATCCCGTATTGTAACCCCATACCTAACCGCGATAATTTACTTAGTCCCGAATCCCACAGGTTATCAAGATGGTCAAACAATTCTTCCTCACTGATCCTACCTTCTCTTACATTAGGGTCTGTTCCTGTCCACGTATCTACAGCAGCATCATAGTCACGTTTACCTTTCTCCCGTTCTGAGTCATATTCACTACTCGCGTATTTTTCATCTTGTAGTTTCATAAGCTGTCTTTGCTCAAACGCCATAGTATTATTAGCGATTGACCGTAATGCGTGAACAACATCGTCATAATTTTGAGCTGTCGTTATGTCTAGCAGTCTATTTGCGTGTTCTGACCCCCCATCCACCTCTTCATGGTGTCGGTATTCATGCCCCCATAATTGAGGGTTTGCACTACTAGCCTGTATAGCATTGACTGTATCAGGGTCAATTTTTACCCAATCTCTTGTTGTATCACCCTCTCCTACGGGTATATCGTCTGTAAATATATACTCTGGGTAATCCCCTTTCCAAGATGCCCCTCTAGTTCTAGAGTATTTTGGATCAACTTCTTTTCGGAATGTTTTAAGTCTAGCAATAGACGGGTCTATTTTTGACCCTTTGGGCATATAAGGAGAGACTGCTGCTTGGAACTCAGTATCCATCCCTTGCGAAGACGCCAGCCACTGTAACTGTTCTTCCCCACTCCTCCCTCTAAGAACTTTATCAAAAATTCTATTGCGTTTTTCTACCTCTTCCGGTTTTCTATTACGGTTACTTCTGTCTATATATTCTTTTACCTTTGGGTGCCACCCATCCCCTAGTATATACTCTGCATGGTCTGCCAGACTTTCAGCCCCCTCATTTAAACGGCCCCTAGTTAATTTTTGCAGTCTTCTAAGTTCTTTAATTGCGTCACTTTCGTTCATTATATTAACCTTACACGCCCGCCTTCGGGGTATGGAGGGTCTGC